CCTTTTGAATTAGAATTGTCTACTCTGGATCTGGTTATTCAATTTGCTCGTAAGTTTGAGGCTTACACTGCAGGTGATCTTGACCTAGAATCTGCTACTAACGAAGTCGCAAACGAAGTTGAATCGGACATTTCAACTTTGTTCTAAGTATCCCTACGCAGTTGCCGCTATGTAGGTTTTTGTAGAAGCTGTTAAGCCAGCATTCGAGGATGTCAACACAGGGAATTTTCTGGCTTTCTGCCCTGTTTAGTTGAAGACCAAATCGAGGCTTCTACTCTTTTTGTTCCACGTGAAACACAAGATAGAAAGATAGTTATGAGAGCATTAGTCGATGGTGACATCGTAGTGTACCGAGCTGCTGCCTCTGCTAAAGAAGATGAGGCTTGGATAGCTCAATCAAGAGCTGACCAAATGATGCAAGACATTCTTGCAGACACTAAAGCTGATTCTTACAACGTTTACCTTACAGGTAGTGGTAATTTCCGTAGGGAGATTGCTCCTAGCTACAAGGCTAACAGACCAGACAGCAGACCTAAGCACTGGGAAGCAGTACGAGAGTTCCTAGTAACACAACACAAAGCATTTATTTGCAACGGCTATGAAGCAGACGATGAGATGGGTATCCAACAGGATAAGATCAATCTCTCAACAGTCATCTGCAGCATAGACAAAGACTTACTCCAGATCCCAGGACGACACTACAACTTTGTTAAGAAGTTGCACAGTGTTGTTGTCCCTGAGAAAGGACTAAAGTTTTTGTATATACAGAGTCTCGTAGGTGACAGAAGCGACAACATCATCGGGGTAGCTGGCATTGGCCCAGTAAAAGCAGAGCAAGCTTTAGCAGAGCTTCGCACTGAGGAAGAGTGGTACAACAAGTGCCGTGAACTCTATAACGATGACGAACGCTTTCACCTCAATATGAAGCTACTCTACATCTGGCAGAAGCCCAACGACAGTTGGGAACCACCACACCTAAGAGCAGCACCAACAACCGACTCGCCCCAAAGCGAGGAGGCAACACAAAAGGAGTTACGAGGATGAAAACAAGTGAACTAACAGGTGCCGCCCTTGATTGGGTAGTGGCGAAGTGTGAGCAAAGAGCAGATGCAAATATTAGAGAAGGTTATGCCGGATCATTGCTTGTAGTTGACGACAATGATTTTGGGGCGCCTGCTGCTTACTCCACCAACTGGTCACAAGGCGGGCCAATCATTGAGCGGGAAGGAATTGCCATACTCCAATGCCCACGAGGTTGGGCGGCAAGGATTGGATTTGGGGGCGAATACATAGAAGGCCCCACACCCCTGATTGCCGCCATGCGATGCTATGTTGCAAGCAAGCTGGGGGATGATGTTGAAATACCGAAGGAACAGCAATGACAACAGACATCAACATGCAGCACATGACTATAAAAGAGTATGTTGCTGTAGCTATGCTTTCAGAGCTAGCTAATGCAGAATCAACCCGTAAAGCAATAGCACGACGAGATACAACCTCTCACGAAGTTGTTAGCGTATGCTTTGCTTGGGCAGAAGTATTCATGGAAGTAAGAGAAGAGCGTAATGCCAAGACCAAAAAAACATAACCCCTCAGCGTACCGCAGTGGCTTAGAACAACGTTTTCAAACTGCTTGCGAAGCAAAGGGATGGAGCCTTGCCTACGAACAAGACAAGATCAAGTACGTAATACCGGCAAGTAACCACACATACACACCAGACTTTACTGTTACTAATAACGTCTACATAGAAACCAAAGGTCTATGGACAGGAGCTGACAGGAAAAAGGCTGTGCTGTTAAAGCAGCAGCACCCAGAGGTAACTATCCTCTACGTGTTGCAGCGTAACCAGGGGCTGTCTAAAAAGAGTAAGACAACTTACTTAGACTGGGCAGCTAAGAATGGCCTTGATGCTTGTGTGTTCTCTAACACCGAACATTGGATGGAATTTATTCAAAGGTATTTATGATTGAATTTACTATATTAGAGGCTGTGCTACTAGTAGCAGTGGCTATCCTGGCACTTAGCTACTTTCAGCTACACAAAGAATTTGAAGCATATAGAAGATCCTCATCAATTATCCTGCTAGGCTTACATCAAGGTAAGCTAAAAACAGTTGAAGACGACGACACCATAACGATTAAACCTGTATGAAGATCTCAGCAGAAGCAGCAACCAAAAACAATTTGCTCATCAATTCTATGCAAAAGAAGTGGGCTAAAGAGGAGCAGGAGAAACAGATCCAAAAGGTTCTGCAAACAACTGCTAAAGATTACAACCTAGACATTGTATTTTTCTATGAGAGAGTAGATAAAAATGAACACACGAATGCTTAAACACGTAAGAGAATTGTTTAACACTTCCTATGTATCAAATCAAACCAATAGGCACAACCAACGTCAGTGGGTTAGGTCTGTCAAGTTCCTTGGTGACAAGTGGCTGCTAGCTTCTCACGTACAACGTAAGGAGCAAACTACATAATGCCAGCTATCACTAAGAGGCTACGAGCTTACCTCCAAGAATTTACGGGGGGTATGTCAGTCAAGACCATTGCTGGAGACTTAGATCTCAAACCTAAATCAGTAGCAACAACAATAAATCGTATGCCTGATACTTATATTATTAGTTGGACACGTATTAACAACCGCTGGATACGTCTATGGGCTATAGTAACACCCCCACCAGATGCGCCTATGCCCTCCAGAATGGATGCAAATGAAACACGAGCTAGGAAGAGATAGTTAACTTTTATTAACCAACACTTTAAGGACTGAAATGAATATCGCTGACTCTATTCCACAAAAGAGTTTTCAACGTACAGACTTTACCCTTTGGCAAAGGGAGAACTTAGAACAGTTTGCTATTGAAGCTTACGAAAAGATCCAAGATCTAGAACAACTTCTTAAGTCGGTTCACCGAGCTTGGCAACAAGAAGTAGCTACCAAAGCAACTCACTGAGTACTAGGGTATCAAACTCATCCTGTGTGATGTTCTTAGGAACATCTACACCAACAAGAGCCTTCTGTATGTCTTCATACAGGAGGCTTGTTGCTTTATGGGCGTTGATGATGTCGTTATTAGCAACACCATCCCCAAGAGTTATAACGTGGTTATAACCTATGCAAAGTTGACCCCTAGTGTTCTTATAGGGGCGAGCTTTAAACCCCACAGTTTCTTTTACAAACTGTAGGGCTTCATCAGAGATCTGCATTAGCTATTAAGCAAGACCAATTTCGCCTTCAGCTTCAAACGTCAAAGACGTAGCAGCCGAAGCACCACCAACCAAAAAGTCGGTAGAGTCAAGACGAACCATACCATACCAATCAACATAGCTGTTGGCAGGGATAGACGTACCAAAACCCATAAAGGCGTTAGACGAAGAGGGTGTAGCACCTGAAGCACCAATAGCCATAGTAAAAGTAACAGCACCAGAGGTCACGTTGGTAATACGAACGTGACGCAAGATGATGTAAGGCTGTGTCTGAGTGTAGCCAACAGGTCCAGACAAGGACGTGATGTTACTGTTCAGAATGTTGGTTGTCAGGGTAGTCGTAAGGGCAACTGGACCCGAACGAAAGACTTTATTAGCTGCCATTTAAAAAACTCCTAGACGCAAAATTAAGGTAGGAAAATACTAGCGTCATTGTATTATCCCAGAAAACTTAGTTTAACAGCAAACAGTTGTTTGGAACATAGTTCATTTGAATCCAATTAGTACCGTCAGATACTAGTAGCGTAGCATCTCCAACAGATGCAGCCAATATAGCCGTACCTGCTGCACCACCACCTACAGGAACTACGTTGCTCGATGCAGACACAAGTGTAAATGCTTGGTAATTTATAAAGTTAATTGGTCTACCTGGATAAGCTGATGCTGCAGGAAGAGTTACCGTGCAGGTAGATCCAGATTTGTTATTAATAACATAAGTGTCAAACACACCTAAAGTAAAGTTAGCAGTCTTAGTAACAGGTACAGACCAAGCAATAGAGCTATTAACAGGAACAGTGGGGGCCGTGAGCATAGGCTCATCGGGTTCAGGAACTTCAAAATATACAGAAACTCCAGGTAATCCCTGAGTACCTTGAACACCTTGTGTTCCTTGAGGACCCTGAATCCCTTGAGGTCCAGGAACGGGCATACTGTCTTGTCCATCTTCACCGTCAAATGGAAGAACTGAAATACCTGGAGTCCCTTGTGTGCCCTGAATTCCTTGTGGTCCTTGAATCCCCTGATTACCTGGAACTAGAAACATTTCAGGATCTTGTGAGTCTGCTTCTAAGTAAACAGCGGGACCCTGTGGTCCTTGTGGACCAGTATTTCCAGTAGAACCTTGTATACCTTGGTTACCCTGAACAAGGAACATGTCCGGCTCTTGAGAATCCGCTTCTAAATAGATAGCAGGACCTGCAGGACCCTGTGCTCCCGTATTACCCTGTACGCCCTGAGAACCTGTAGCACCAATGGGACCTGGTATTGGTTGTCCGTCGTCACCGTCTAAGCCATCGGTAACAAATACTGCAACACCAGGAACACCCTGTGCTCCAGTGTTCCCAGTAACTCCTTGGGGACCTTGGGGTCCAGGAATTACCATACCATCATCACCCTGATCTCCGTCAATACCTATAGGGTTTGCAGCAGTTCCAGGTAAACCTTGAGTGCCTTGCGGACCTTGAATACCCTGTGGTCCTGTAGCACCAGTGGGGCCAGTATTACCTTGTGGTCCTTGACTTCCTGGTACTAAGAACATGTCTTGTTCTTGGTAGTCAGCTTCGAGGTAAACTGCCGGACCCGCAGGTCCCGTTGGGCCAGCTCCACCAGTAGTCCAAACAGGAGCACCGCTACCAGTAGATGTCAGTACTTGTCCAGAAGTACCGACATTTGTGAAAGCGTAAGCACCACCATTACCATAAGCTACAGCACCAGCTCTAGGTGTAGCAAACCCATTAGTACCGCCGTACTCAATGTCTAATGGAGCAGCAATCTTTACGCTAGTAAAAGACCCCGTAGAAGGGGTAGTAGAACCAATAGCCGTGTTGTCAATAGCACCACCAGTAACAGCTATTCCATCAGAGTTCTGAGAAGACAGCGATCCGTAGACTCGGTTACTAAGTCTTTGGAACCAATCTCTCCACTGAAAGTTTTCCCCAATAGGGGACTGTGGAATAGGTGTGTTGCTATTAGGTTTGTTAGCCATGATTACTTGTACTTAACGTCTTTGCAATAGCCGTTCTTTTGCAGCTCAGGCAACATCTTCTCAAGCTTCTCACCAATGTCATCTCGTACCATAGGAGAGTTGATCATGTGAATCTTCTTCTTGAACGTATCGTATGCTTTGCACTTAGCATCATCAACAGTCTTGCCGACACCAGAGACAGTCAACACATAAGAACCAGCAGTCACCAAGCAAGGCTCGGTGTTCTTACCGTCCTTACCAGGACTAAAACCCATCTTAACTTCTGACAGGTGGATGTTCTTAGTAGCATCTTCCATAGTCAAGTCAAAGATAGGATACCCAGTGTTCTCCTTCTTCTTAACGTTGCTATAGGGATAGTCAGGTTGAGATACAACAATACCGCAAGCAATGTCTTCTTTAACCTTAAGAGTATCTCTACCATCAAGAGAGTCAAGCATCCACTGCACAGGATCACCAATGTGAAGAGCTTGTTGGATCTGAAACAGAGGCCAACCAGGACGAGTAGTAAACTCTAGAGGCCAGGGATTACCCTTATTATCAATGATACAGT